CGATTCAGGATAAGAACAAGGACAATGACGGCGGTGCTGCGGGTGCTGGTCAGATTAAAAAAAGCACGATGCAGTTGTTGTTGAACAACAAGATTTTGTCTAGGGATGATAAGTTTACTCCGGAGGTTCAGGACCGCGCACATTTGTTTTTGTTGCAGAACCGTGGCTTGAATGATTTTTTATCGGGTCAGATAGATTTAAACGAGTACGGTCATAGGTTATCCAAGGAGTATGCGAGTTTACCTAGTATGAAGGGTAAGACGCCTGACATGTCTTATTATGAGGGTGAGGCTAAGAACTCTGCGCGAGTAAAGCCCTCTGAGATTAACGCTCAGTTATCTGCGTTATTGGACATTGATTCTGAGGCGAACTTAGACCTTGCGAGTGTTGTTGAGCCTGATGTTGTACTAGAGGCTTTTGTTCCCACGACTAAGAAATCTACTGCAGGCCAGTATTTGAACCAAGGTTCGGGGATCACGAACAATGTTGCTACGGGCGTTGATCCACAGATGGAGGCGATGGCTGCGGCTGTCATGGAGGCCAAGAAGGGTGATCCGAAGGCCAAGGGTTTTCGGGCGATGCAGATGGGGTTAGGTATGTTGGACAAGGACATACAACCCATGCTTGAGCAGACGAGTGCCTTGCAGGTTCCTCAAAGACCGCCTAGTGCTATGGATAGGTTTACTGGCGGCATTGCTAGTTTAAAAGACAGTATCGGAAACATGTTTAGAATGGGGAATTAAAATGGCTTTTTACACTGGAAAGGGCGGTAGCTTCAGAGATGAGGACGAGGGTTTTACCAAGAACGATCCGGCTCGGTCTCGCAACTACGGTTCTGAAAAGGCTCATAGGGATAGGCAAGCCGCCCTAAACATGGGAAACACTAGCGACAGGGATGACAGAGTTTATACAGGCCCGGGAACAGCGGGAGCAACAGCGGCGGCTCGTGAAAGGGCTGCGGCGGAACGTGGTCCGACAGTCTCTGCTAATTTTAACTTTAACTCTGCTCCAAAGCCCTACGATAAGAGGGGTTCTCTTTTGGAGTTATTACAAAGACCAGAACCTGTTCCGTATGCTTTTGGTCCTAGAATGAATGAAGACCCTAAAGGTTTTATGGACACGTTTAAAAACCTGCGTCCTTCGATGGCTACAGATGTTAAGTTGGGCCTTGGTTCATTGAGCGGGTTAGATGGGTTTAGAGATGCTTTGGAGGGAATGGGTCACGAGGGTTTGACTGACAGTCAGGTTCAAATGGTTTTTAACAACTTTCAACAGGCTTCACGAGACAGTAGAGATCGTCAAGAAGCGGAATCAATGGGCGATGGCGATGACAACTTCTACAGTAACTATGATCCGTGTCCCGAGGGTTATCGGACTGATCCGGTAACGGGGATGTGTGTTCCTGTAATGGGTGTGGCGTATGAGACGGCTCCTTCGGCTCCTGCTCAGTATCAGGGTAATTTTGTTGGCGATCCCTTTCCCACCATTGCGAGTGGCGGCGGCATGACTTCTCCTGTTGTTCCTTCGATGGACTATACTCAACCTATGAATTTCACTAGTCCAACGATCACGCCTCCTACACCTCAAGGCATTGCTGGAATACCTCTCACCCCGATTATGGGTTAATCATGAAATGTCGGCATTGTGGTAGAGAGATTGAGGAGGATACGGTGGACAAGGCTCCTTCGTGTTCCCATTGCTATCTGCCTTGGTTTTTCTTTTTAAGGGAAAATAAAAATGCAGTGTTGGCATTGTAGTACTGAGTTAATTTGGGGCGGGGACCATGACATAGAGGACGATGAGGACTATGTTATGGAGACGAACTTGTCGTGTCCTGAGTGTAGGACCTTGGTAATGGTTTATTATCCCGCAGAGGAAGAAGATGACCCTTCAGAGCTTTGATGCGCTTCCCGAGGAGGCGTTAAAAGAAATACTGGCTTTAACGGAGGCCAAGAGGCGTCTTGATTTACAGGACGAAGCGCAGAACAAGTTCATGCCGTTCGCGCATCATGTGTATGAGAACTTCATTGAGGGGCGTCATCACAGGGTTATTGCGGAGAAGCTAGAGGCTGTGGCTCGTGGCGAGTTAAAGCGGTTGATTATTAACATGCCGCCTCGTCATTCGAAGTCCGAGTTTGCGAGTTACCTGATGCCTGCATGGTTTTTGGGTAGGAACCCTAAACTAAAGATCATTCAGGCTACCCATAATACAGAACTAGCTGTACGTTTTGGTAGGAAGGTCCGAGATTTAATTGACGATCCTGCGTATCGGGAGATTTTCCCAGACACGAGTTTGAAGGAAGACAACAAGGGCGCGGGAAAATGGGGTACTGACAAGGGCGGCGAGTACTTTGCGGCGGGTGTTGGTGCTGCGGTCACGGGTCGTGGTGCGGATTTGTTTGTGATTGACGATCCACACTCGGAGCAGGACGCTATGAGCGACAGTGCCTTTGACAATGCGTATGAGTGGTACACTTCTGGTCCTCGTCAGCGTCTACAACCGGGTGGTGCAATCATAATTGTCATGACTCGGTGGGGTAAGAAGGACTTGACGGGTCGTTTATTGGCCCGACAGGGCGGCGATGTGATGGCGGACAAGTGGGAGGTGGTGGAATTTCCTGCGATTATGCCTAGCGGCAACCCTTTGTGGCCTGAGTTTTGGGAAAAAGACGCATTACTGGGGATTAAGGCGTCTCTGCCCGTGTCAAAGTGGTCTGCGCAGTGGCAACAGACGCCCACGGCCTCTGAATCTGCGATTATCAAGCGCGATTGGTGGCAACCGTGGGAGGAAGACAAGGTTCCCACGTTAAAATACGTCATGCAGTCGTATGATACGGCGTTTTCGAAGAAAGAAAGCGCGGATTACAGCGCGATTACGACTTGGGGCGTGTTTAACCCACTAGAGGGCGGTCCTGACCACATAATTTTGATGGATGCGCAGCGTGGTAGGTGGAGTTTCCCTGAATTAAAGGAAATTGCCTATGACGAGCATGATTATTGGGACCCAGACATGGTAATCATAGAAGCCAAGGCCACGGGACAGCCTTTGATAGACGAATTACGTCTCAAGGGCATTCCTGCTTTGGGTTTTTCTCCGGGCAGGGGCAAGGATAAGGTCACTAGGATGCACATGGTAGCTCCTTTGTTTGAGGCGGGGGTTGTTTGGTATCCTTCGGACAAGAAGTTCCCTGAAGAGGTCATCGAAGAGGTGGTTTCTTTTCCCTATGGTGACAACGACGATTATTGTGATAGTATGACCCTAGCTTTGATGCGTTTTCGGCAGGGTGGTTTTATCTATCTGGACGGCGAAGATGACCTAGAGGATGAATGGAAACCTCGTAAACGGGAGTATTACTGATGGTGATGTCACCAGACATAGAAGTACCGATTGATGTTCCTATGGAGTTTCCTAACGGAGCCGAGGTTATTGATGACGGCATGGGCGGGGCGATAGTTCAGTCTATGGAAGAGATGCCTATGGATATACCTGATGATATTCCGTTTGACGCTAACTTGGCAGAATACTTGGATGACGGCGTTCTTGGCGAGATATCCTCTGATCTTCGCGGCTTATACGAGGAAGATTTAGAGTCGAGGTCCGAGTGGGAGGAGACGTACACCAAGGGTTTAGATTTACTTGGGTTAAAGGCAGAGGAGCGCACAACTCCGTTTGAGGGTGCATCCGGTATTGTGCATCCTATGATTAGCGAGAGTGTTACGCAGTTTCAGGCACAGGCATACAAGGAGCTTTTGCCAGCGGGTGGCCCTGTTAGAACTCGTCTTATGGGTTTGCAGGACCAAGCTCGTGAGGATCAGGCCAATCGGGTAGAACACTTTATGAACTACCAGATTACGGAGATCATGGAAGAGTATGATCCGGACATGGATCAGATGCTGTTTTATCTCCCGTTGTCTGGTTCTACGTTTAAGAAGGTTTACTTTGATCCCACGAAGCAACGTGCAGTTGCACAGTTCATCCCAGCACAAGACTTGGTTGTGCCGTACTCTGCGTCTGACTTAGCTACGAGCAATCGGGTTACGCATGTATTGCGTATGGACATCAACGATGTACGCAAGATGCAGGTTGGTGGTGTATATCGTGACGTTGATCTAAAGGAGGGCGGGGAGGTTGAGGCTGACTCTGTTCGTCAGAAGGTTAATGAGCTAGAGGGGCTGTCCAAGAATTACTCTGACGATGTTTTGACGGTGCTAGAGATGCATGCGGACATGGACATTGAGGGTTTTGAGGACATGAACCCTCAGACGGGAGAGCCATCGGGCATAAAGCTACCGTACATCATTACGATTGATGACAACTCGGGACAGATTCTGTCCATTCGGCGCAACTTTGACATGGGTGATCCCATGATGCGCAAGCGTCAATACTTCGTACACTATAAGTTTATGCCCGGATTAGGGTTCTATGGCTTTGGTTTAGTGCATATGATTGGCGGGTTGGGCCGTGCCTCGACAAGCTTGCTGCGTCAGTTGATTGATGCGGGTACGCTTTCGAATTTACCTGCGGGTTTCAAGGCCCGTGGCGTTCGCGTTCGTAACTCTGACGAGCCACTGCAACCCGGAGAGTGGCGGGACATTGATGTTCCGGGGGGTGCGATTAGGGATTCAATTATTCCTCTGCCGTATAAGGAGCCATCGGCTACCTTAGCACAGATGCTTGGCGGTTTAGTTGCGGATGGAAGACGCTTTATATCTGTAGCGGACCAACAGATATCAGACATGAACCAAGAGACGCCAGTTGGAACGACTGTTGCGTTATTGGAACGTGGATCGAAGGTTATGTCCGCGATTCACAAACGTTTGCACTACGCGCAGAAAACCGAGTTTCGGCTTTTGGCGCGTATCTTCGCTGAAAACTTACCTCCCGTTTACCCATATGAGGTAGCTGGCGCACCCCAGCAGGTTAAGGCGCAAGACTTCGACGGCAGGGTTGACGTCCTCCCCGTCAGTGACCCTAACATTTTTTCGATGGCGCAGCGAGTTACATTGGCCCAACAGCAACTACAGTTGGCTCAGTCAAACCCGCAAATGCATAACCTCCATGCAGCCTATCGAAGAATGTATCAGGCGTTGGAGGTGCAAAATATTAATGAGATACTTCCTCCCCCTCCTCAACCGCAGCCAAAGGACCCTGCGATGGAGAACGCGGACATGATTTCGGGTCAGCCAGCCAAGGCATTTCCTCCTCAAGACCATGACGCTCACATACAGTCTCACTTGAGCCTGTTGAGTTTACCCATACTGCAGAAGACGCCCCCTGTTTTGGCGGGGTTATATACGCATGTGTTAGAGCATGTATCTATGAAGGCTCGTGAAACTGTTATGGAGCAGTTACAGGCTATTGCTATGCAGGCTCAGAGCCAGCAGCTACAGCCTCAACAGTTTGCGCCAGAGCAGGTAGAAGCTCAGGTTGCTGTGGTGGAGGCTGAATTGATGGCTGACATCATGCCTCGTTTAGCGGCGGGTCAAGACAGTGCGTCAGAGGACCCCTTGGTTAAGATTCGGATGCAGGAGCTTCAGATCAAACAGATGGAAGCGGAGCACAAGGCTGCTATGGATCAGGCTAAGATAGAGATAGAGGGTGCCAAGCTGGAACAACGTGCCGTCACTGACGCTGCTCGACTTGATTTACAAGAAGAGATAGCCGATAATCGCAATGCGGTTAATCAGGAGCGTATTGAGGTGCAACGTCAAGCATCGATGCGAAGAAGGTAATGAGTCCAGAGTTTTTATGGAGCGGTGTTTTAACAGCTATTATTGGGGGTTTAGGCTGGTTTGTTAGAAGCCAAGTTTCTGAGATGAGCCGTTTGCAGATACTTTTGAATCGCACTAGAGAAGAGATGGCGAAGGAGTATGTCACGAAGGTTGAAAACACCACTGACATAAACCGAGTTATTGTGAGGTTGGACGCTTTAGACTCTAAGATGGATCGCATGTTGGAGAGATAAATGATTGATCCTGTAACGGCTTTTGCCGCAGCTAACGCCGCGTTTAAGGGCGTGAAGATGTTGGTTGGCGCTGGTCGTGAGATGCAGGACGTCAGCAAGCAGCTTGGGCA